CAACGCCTCCGCGATTGCGGGGACGCAGTGTGAGCCAGATTCCGCCGAGTGACTTTGGCATGACGATGCGCTCCACGGCCCAGCCGCCGGTTCCTCCGAACTCCTGCTTGTATGTGCCGCACTGGACGTGCCAGCGCTGTTCTACCCAGGCGCGGCCGTTTTGATCGACGCGGTAGCAGGAGTGTGCGACGACGCTGCGCTCATGGTTGTGGCCATTGACTAAGACATCGGCGTCTGGAGCGATTGAGGCATAGCGTCCACCGCCCATAGTGCCTTTGGTGATGATGCCGCCCCATGCGCCGTGGTGGAAGAACAACATGCAGCGTCTGGTCTTGCTGTTGCCGTCCTGCGTAAAGCTGAACCTGATCCAGCCTTGATAACCCATGTGCTCAATGTTGCTGCCGTTGTTGCGCATCAGCCGCACAACATTCTCCAGGGGGTCAATCTCCTGGTTGTTGCTTACGGCAGTTTCATGGTTGCCATCGCCTGCCATAAGGATGATGTCTTGCCATGGCTTGAAGAACTCCGCGGCCTCACTAAATACGAGGTCAAAGTAATTACCGCCTAGGTGTTCTGGGCGAATGTCGCCCTTACTTGCTCTGCGGTCCTTCTTTCCTTGCATCAAGCAGAGCACATCTCCGAACATAAGGACATGGCCGTTCTGCGCTCGGCACTCATCGAGGTGATTGCTCAGCAGCTTACGGTCACACTTAGGGTTGTCTAAGTGGATGTCACTAAGTAGCAGGAATGTCGCTGTTTCGGTAAAGGTCGTGTAGGGGATGCGCAGCTCTAGCAGTTCTGGCGTCTTGCGTATAGAGGTGATGCTCACAAGACGTGGCTGCATTTGCGCCTAGCTTAGGGTGCGTGGCTTACAAGCATTGCCCAGCCGGTTCCGGGGCCATCAACCTCCCAGCGACGCAACCAGTTTTTACGGCTGTAGGCGATTCCGGCACCTTTGGTGTGGTTGAGGTAGCCGCCGTTCACCATGTCGGCCTCGCCGTTCGGATCGTTGTGGATGTAAGCGCCGCTGGTTGCGCCGATAATCACGCTCCAGTGGCCGCCGCCGGTGGGTGCGCCGACAGGCCCCTTATGCAGCCAGCCAACCATCACGGGGCGCCCCGCCTCTAATTCGGTGTCAATTACAGCGGGATTACAGTTCGTGCGCAGCCGCGCGTTAAGTCCTAAGGATTGCAGCGCCTTGATCTGCGCTTGTGCATCGGTGGTATCGCCGTACCTGGCGCGGATCTTGTTATAGGCGTCGTCGCCGCTTACCTTGCCGTAGAACCGACTTACCATGGCAGCGCTGCTGCTGAAGCATTCGCGGTAGCCGGTGCCGCTGGCGTTGTCGTTCTGTGCCTCATAAGGGACGCGCAGGAGAATGCCCTGCTGTTGCAGTTGTGGGCTTCCTTTTTGCCACAGTGCCCCTTCGGCCTTACGTCGGCGCAGTAGGCCAGCTTCGACGTTCGTGCCAGGGTTGCGGTAGAGCAGCAGTGCCGCTGGCACGGCGGCCACATCCCTATCGCGCAGTGCTGCGCTGATGGTGTCGAAGCCGGGCTTACCGTAAAAGTCGGCGCCTAAGTTGTAAGCGAAACTTACGAGTGCGCAGCGTTGTGGGTCGCCTAAGGCGTTCCAGGTTGGGATGGTGGAGCGGAGACGTTCGGCGATGCGGTCCACCTCAAGGCGAAGCAGCATGTCGGCTTCGATGACGTTGATCTTATCGCCGCGCTTTACTGGGTCGCCGGTGCCGTAGCGAGTGGTGCCGTAACCGATCGTCCACGGGTCGCCGCCACTTAGCGGATCGGGGTAGGCGCTTAGGTGGCAGCCTTCAAATTCCTTAATTAGCTGGATCGCATCAGCCAGGTCGGTCTGCTTGCCGGGGACGCTCCAGGTCTTGAACCAATTCTGATCGCGGCTTAGGAGTTGGGGAGCGCGTTTGTTGATGGCCGCTTCCAACTCACTTATGGCAGCCATTTGATGCGGCAGGCCCCGATAGAACTTAAACAGATCGCTTAGGCGCAGTGGGCCGGAAGTCATGGGCGGTGCATGTGTTGGGGCATAGGCTGCCGGTAAGCAAAGGCCCCTTTGATTTCGGACCAGATGATGGGGCTAAGCATTGCAGCAACCACTGCGAGGATGATCACTTGCGCCATGCGCGTTTCAAGGCGGCCAACACGGACGCCCAAGCTGCTGCGCTCGCCCTTGTCACTTATGGCGGCGTCGAGCAGCTGCTTGAGTTGGCCTTCCAGCACGCCGATGGCGCGGAGGATCTCGCCGTGCGATGGCTCGCCCATTGGCTTAGCGCTTGCGGGATGCGATGCCGCGCAGTGCGGCGAGGATCAGCTGAACCCAGCCGTTGGCCTTGACGCCAGGCAGGAGGCTGAGGATTTCGGAGCCGGCCAGCAAGGAAGCCACGATGCCGGTTACTTGCTCGGGAGTAGGGGCGGCCATAAGAGGAGGTGTCGCATAGGCAGCCTAGCCCGCAAGGGTTGCATAGGCAGCGGCTCTGCACAATGGCGGCACCGTAGCGTTACGCTACGGCTTACCTTGGCCGCGCCGCAGCTTTCGGCCGTGGCTGGGCTTACTGTGCTGACCCTGACCTTGGCGGGTGAGCTTGGGCTTGCCTGGTACGTGCTCGACGCGGGCGGTGCCGGTCTTAGCTTTGACGGCCATCAGTTGCTTCGCTGAGTGGAGGGCGCCTCAGTTCAGCTTAGGAGGCTGCGGCCAGGTGATGTCAAACGGGTTGGCAGCATCGGCCAGGTCGCGCAGGGCCTGGCGGTAGGTGGCCCAGGCCTCACGACCGGCGCCGAGGTCGTAGTCGGTGATCTGCGTCCAGTCACAGGACTGCAGCAGCTCGATGCGCCGCTGGCGGATCGTGGCGTGCTGCGTTTGCAGCTCGTTGAAGTTGTAGGGACGCAACACAAAAGCGCTGCCGTCCCAGTCGATTGTTTCCAGCTTGGGGTTGCACTCGGGGCGCTCGTATGGGCCGCTGTAGCCCGCACGCTCCAGCTCGTCAGGCGTGAAGGTGGTGCTGTCCGTGCGGGTGCTGCCGTCCACAAAGCGGATCCGGCGGGGCAGGGGCGCTGGGGTGGCTTGGTGGTGGGAGTAGAGAGCCATGGGTATTTAACTTAAAGAAAGCTTAGCGGTTTTGAATACACTGCCAGCATTTGTTGTACAGGTTCCCTTGGTAATAGACAGGGCGGTTGTGTAAGTGGTTCCATCGCTTGATGTCTGGAAGTCAAAAGTTGCTGGAAATCTAGGCCCGGAGGTATTTTCGTACCAAATATAAATTTGCAAGTGTGTAATAACGCTAGAGGAGCCGAAGTCAAAAGATATGGTTGCCGTAGATTGGAAATCAGACCAAATGGAGTTGTAAGACCTACTTGTTAAATCTCCATCAACTAACATTCCGGCATTTCCCGTCATCCAATCAAAACTGGTTGTGCAGGTTATGCCTGTATAGACTGTGTCTCCGTTAAAGAAACGAATCTCTGCCAAGTCAAGAGTGTCGCTGTTAAGAGAGGTATTTGCAAAGTTTGCAAATCGCACGTATCTAGTTACTTGGCCGCCAGAAATCGGCCAAATCGCTGCGCGTTTTGCCACGCTTTGTTCGTTTTGGAACCACAGCCCAGATGCTGCGCCTGGCGTCGGTGTGCGCCGGATACCCATCAATCCACCGTTGAAACCGAGCATCAGCTGATGTCCTCGTAGCTGATGACCAGCTCCAGGTCGCCAGCGGCGCTGGCTTGGGCGCGGAGGCTCTGACCTTCCTCCAGATAGACGTAAGCCTCGCGAGTTACCAGCACCTGGGTGGCGTTAGCCGGTACGGCGATCGTCTTGCCAATAGCAAAACCAGTTGTGCCGTTGTAATGCTCCAAGCTGATATCAGCTGTTGCAATGCCGTCCACGTTGGCGCAGTAAACCGAATTGATTTTCAACACCTTGCCGCTGCTTGAGCCGTTGCTCAACGCTGCGGCCATCGAGGTGGTGACGGCATAGCCCACGGTTTTGCCGTAAATCGCCGTAACGGTCGAAGGAGACTTGATGTTGGGAGCAGCCACAGGGATGCGTAGCGAAGGATTAGTCTTGGGCTATAGCCTGCTTAGTCTCGCCGTGAGACTAGAGGGCGGAGCCAGGCTGCTGCGTTTCAGCATAGCCCCGTTAGGTTTTAACGGTAGCGGCGGTAGGCGGTGCCTGTTTTGCTGCATACGGCCATCAGTCGAGACCAAGCAACTCCTTCAGCTCGTCAACGCTTAGGCCAGCAGCGGCAAGCTTATCGGCGGGGGTAGGCGGTGTTGGGGGCTCAGGCTGCGGGCGTGCCTGGATTTCAGCGATCTCCGCTTCGGTGAGGGCGATTGTGCGCTGCTCGCCGGTTTGGACGTTGAACTCAATGCGGTTCATGAATCAGCCCTCGTAAATGATGTTGGTGGCTCCACCGTCAAAGGTGTCGGTGCCGTTGATGGTGGTAAGGCGAACGCGGTCGAGTGTTGCGGAAAGCGCTTTGGCGCCTTGACTGTATCCAGCATACGATCCACTGTTGTCAAATGTTCCGCTTGCCACCCATGTGTTATCGCCACTATTTACAAGCGTTAAAAACCCGAACCTTGCGTCTGCTGCCGTAACTCCTGGGACCACAAATCCGCTTGAATAACTCGTATAGCTGGGAGCGGTAGGTGGAAGAGATATAGTCGCACCCCCACCAAAGTATCCACTGGTTTCAACGCCCCCCGAATCCCCAAGTTGAATCTGAACTGGACTTACTCCGCTAGTGCTAACGCCATCAAGACTGAAAGTAATACGCCTAACCCAGCTGGGGATACTGGTGAAGTCAATGCTAGTGCCACTGGTTGTTGCGACAGAGGTGCCGCGCACCAGTCGGCTGCGGCTGGCGAAGCTGAGCGCACCAGCTCCGTCAGTGACTAGCACTTGGTCTGCTGTGCCGTCAGCGGCGGGGACCGTAAGCGTTAGGTTCGATGCAACTGTTGTGGGTGCCTGAAGCGCTACCCAGTTGCTGCTATCGGCATCGGCCAGGCGTAGGCCGTTTTGAGCGTTAAGCGTTAGATTTCCAGTAAGCACACCGCCTGTAGTGGGCAGCAGCCCGAGATTCGCATCAGCCAGCGTGCCAACCGTGATCCAGCCGCTGTTGGCAGCATTGCGGATCTTCAGCAAGCCGGCGGTCGTGTCCGCCCACAGCATGTAAGCGAAGGTAGTGCTGGGCGCACTGGCACCGCTTTGCAGAGTTCCAAGAGCTGCCAGCTGATTGTTCAGGTCCGCGCGAAACGCGGCACCTGATTGGTTGGCGACATTGAGATCCCCTTGGGCCATACGTCAGATCTCCCGGCCGTAGCCGATGGCGGTGTAAGTGAACTGGCGGCTCACGGCAGCGTTGCTACTGTTCCTGAATGTTACGTCGAATCCTGCCCGTGTCACGGATGCGATCGTGAAGTAGTCGCCGGTAGCCATGTTGTAGCCTGTGATACCAACGCTGGGGGGTTGGTAGAACCGATTGGTAAAGACTACTGCATACGTGGCGGCACCGGTTGTGAGAGCGGCGGATTGCTCGACGCGCTGCTGCATTTCTAGTTGGCAACCAAGCTCGTCAATGATAATGTTCTGGGCAGGATCGGTGCTGGTAGCGATAGTCTTGAACTGGAACCCGCGGCCACGAGTGATCGCATTGCTGAACTCCCGCCAAGAACCCCATGTCGGGGTGCCGCCGGGGTCGTCTTCAGTTGTGCGGACGTAGAGCAGAGCGTTTACACCGTCCAGGTTGTCCTCGTCAATCTCGGGCCAAGTGTCGATCTCTCCCGATTTGTCGTCCCACAGGGAGGCCGGCAGATATGGGCGCGTGACGAAGTGGCGGGTGAGGTTCATATCGAATACCCCGCCAAGATCTAGCGTGCTACCAAACTCATACTCACCGGTGCTCAGCACGCCGCCCACGCTGTCAACGCTACTTA